TCTTGGTGGCGAATGGTTTGCAGAACTCGTCCTTGTCCTTATCCGAGGACATATACACCCCGTTCCATACCTCAAAAATTCCGTCCGATACATTCAAGCCAACTCTTTCGGTAAACTCTTCTCGTGTCATAGCCTATTATAAATTTTGGTCGTTATTTATTACTTATTAAGTATCTGTTTGATGATGCAAATATATAGCCAACTATTATAGTAAGCAACTTTTTTCGCAGAAAAAGTGCGCTCAAAATCAGTCAAAAACGTGTATTTACGGATAACTATATCATAACCACACAGATAATTTTTGTCGAAATTTTAGATACCTAATAGATATTTTTCATTACCTTTGTCCGTAACGATACGTTTTAACAATTTTTTTCGACTATGAAAAAGAAATTTCGCAAGCTCTTATCCGAAAAATGCAAGGATATGGGACTGACTGACAAGGCACTCGACGACCTCGTAGAGATCGGGGCGGAGGGTCTTGCCGACGATGCCTCGGACGAAGACATCGCCGCGAAAGTGGATTCGCTCGTGCCCTATGCAAAGGCAATGCAGGGGGAGATCACGAGGAAGACGCAACGTCCGAAACCGCAATCAAAGAAACCGCAATCCAACGACGAGGGCGAAGATGAGGGCGGAAATGAAGATGAGGCCCCCGAATGGTTCAAGCCTTTCCAAAAAAAATTGACCGATCTCGAAACCGAGAACGCCGCGCTCAAAGCGGAAAAGGCAAAGACCACGCGACAGGCCGAAATCTCGGCAAAGGCTAAAAAGCTCGGAATCCCCGACTACCTGATGAAGCGAGTCTCATTCGCAGAGGATGCAGACCTCGACAAGGAGCTGGCGGATTACAAGCAGGAGTTAGTCACCAACAACCTCATGCCCAAGGAGCAGGCGCATGAAACAGGAAGTAGCAAGGAGGCAATGGAAGCCGACGCCAAGGCTTGGGCCGAAAGTCTTCCCAACAAGTAACAGCTCCGAATCATTCACCCCTTAAATTGATTGCAACAATGGCTATTGATTTCAAGAAAACGCAGCTATCGGGCCACACGCCCGAAATTTGGCGCGGCGAGTGCAAGATTCTGCCGGGCGGCTTCAAGCCGGTGCAGAACTTCCCCGTCGGAACGGTGTTGCATCGGGGAACTCCTATCTATGTCGATTTCGAGGCGATGAGTGCCGCCGTTTGCAAGACCGCCAAGGTTCTCAAAGGAGGCACGACCACCGCGCCCCGCGTCGCCAAAGGGCATTACTTCGTCGCAGGCGACGTAGTAATGAAACTCGGAGTAACCGACAAATCCCCGATCATCAAGTCCATCGACACGGCCAATGCCGGGTACGATGTCATCACGTTCGCATCCGCCATCGCAGGGCTGGCCGAGGGCGACATCCTCGTAGAGGCAACCGAATATGCCGAAACAGGCGGAGGTTCGGGTTCCGACCCCATCCCTGCCGCGCCTCGCTATACACCCAACATGGTTGTCGGAGCGGCCAAGGAGTTCACCGGAAAGGGCCTCCCGACGATTGATGCCGCATACGAGGCGGTAGTCCTCTATCCGAGCCTGAACTTCCCTTTGCTGGAAGACTGGCTCATCAATCCCGGCAAGGTATGCCTCAAAGCAAACCCGAACATTCTGTTCATTAAACAGTAACGATCATGCCCGAAATTCTTTATAGCTCAATCTTTGGCGCATTGACGCAGCACGTACAAGCTCGCTTCGATGCCGCCTCGAAACTGCACAAGCAGCTTTTCGACAACGTAATCTTCGAGCGTTTCCTCGACTGGGACACCCCGACTATCGGCCTCGACTTCGAGGAGATCATCGGTCAGTACAACATCACTGTTGCTGCTCCGACCATCGGCGATCAGTCGAAAGAGGCTATCCTCGGTACGGAGGGGTTGGAAACCGTGAAAGAGCGCATCCTCAATCATGCCGTAACGCTGCCGATGACGATTCAGGACTATCGTAAGGTTCTGCAAATCCTCGACAGCAAGTCGCTCCCCGACAAGGCAAAGACGGAGCAGCTCATCAAACTGATGTGGGGCAGTTCGACGACGGTCGTAAGTTCCGTTCTCGCAAAGCTCGACATCCTGTTCCTGCGCCCGCTCTCGAACGAGGGTATCGTCGAACTCGACGACAACATCAACCCCGAAGGTGGCGTGCGCGGCACGATCAACTTCAACCAGCCCGCCGAGAATATCGCGTCGTCCAAAACCCCGTGGACGGATGCCAATCTCGACACGGTGGACTGCTTCGAGGACGTGCAGGGCATCATCGACGCCGCACAGGACAAAACCGTATTCGGCAAAATCCTCTGCGCTCCGTCGCGCATCTCCTACATGTGCCGCAGCAAGAAGATCAAGCAGATGATCTGGGGAACCGACAAATCTGCGAAGATCGTGCAACTGAAAGACCTGAACGCCTATATGCAGGAGAACAGCTACCCTGTTTTCGAGCCTATCCGCCGTCAGGTTCGCATTCAGAAAGGCAAACTCCGCGTCCCCTATACGCCGTGGAACGAGAAGAACATGGTTTTCATTCCCGACGGCAAGCTCGGCATCGTCAAAAACGCATGGGCGAACAACGAGCTGAAACAGGAGGCCGGAGTAGCGTACTCCAACTACGGGCGTATCCGCGTCTCGCAATGGGGCGTGGGCGAAACGCAGGGTAGCAACGGCGTTGAGTTCACCAAGGCCGAATCGCTCTCGTTGCCCGTAATTACGGAAATGAACGGCATCTACACCCTCAAAACGCAGCAGTAGCCGTGGATAACCTTACCGCAACGAGGAGTTTGTGCAATGCGATAGCAAACACATTCTATCCTGATAACGCGACCATCGAATTTGCGCTCTTCAACGAGGGCATCGACGCAAAGGCCGAGGCGACCCCGAAAGACCCTATGATCTTTCGGGTTGCCGCCCGCCTTGTCATCGGATATGTCGAAAACAGCCGCTCCGAGAACGGCGTATCGACCTCCGTAATGAGCGAGGAAGCCCTCAAACAGAGCCTTTCGATTTGGTGCGGCTATTATGGTCTCAATGCGGATGAGGTTCTTTCCGACTATATGCGCGTGATCGAGGACGGCACGCATCTATGGTGATATGAGATACAACGGCACATTGCGCTACGAGATACTCACCGAGGGCGGTATCGACGAATGGGGCGAGCCTATCAAGGCACAATCCGCATGGAGCGAGGCTATCCCCTGCTCCATCAAGACCAACAGCGATAACCGCAAAGGGCGTTACGAAGACGGCGAATTTCGGCAGGCTTCGTTTACGATCCTTGTTGAGTGCATCCCTTTCCCCTACAATCGGGTGAAACTCGAAAGGATGGGCGAAAATCTCGGCGAATACCGCGTGATGAACGCCGAACCTCTCACCACCGTAGGCAGAACTCAAATCGTGGTGTGATATGGCGAAAGTCGCTACCTCGCACGGCAAATACAAGGGCGTCATCGTCAGCAAAACGGACATGCGCAAGCTGAAAGCCGGATTGCAGGCCAAGATGAAAGACATCGTCGCCTTGCTCGTGAAGCAACTCTCTTTCATCGGGGAGGAGTGCATACGAATCGCCCGCGAGAGTGGCAGCTACAACGATATTACCGGCAATTTGAGGTCATCAATAGGCTATGTGGTGCTTGTGGACGGGAAGCCCGTCGTGACGGGAGCCTCGAAGCAATACAGCGGCAAGGATGGCAACGGCGAAGCCGGCCCGCCCGCCGCCGAAGCATTGCTCCAAAGTCTGCAAGCGAAATTTCCGTGGGGCGTGGTTCTGATCGTCTGCGCAGGCATGAAATACGCCGCGTATGTCGAAGCAGTCCACCACAAGGACGTTCTCACCTCCGCCGAGTTGAAAGCCGAATCGCTTGCCAAGAAATTACTCAACGGTCTAATCGAATAGCGAGATGATAAAAACGGAGATGCAGATTGAGCGGGATTTCTATTCTTTCGTCAAGAATAGCGACCTCGGAAAGGCCATCAAAGGAAAGGTTTACCGACCCGAAATGCGCCCTGCCAATGCCACGACGGAGGATTTGATCGTCAAGTTCCTCGCAGGACTTGATGAACAGGTACAAACGGGCGTGGTGATCTTCAATCTCTATGTCCCCGATATACCTCATGCCGACGGCCGGATGGTTCCCGACAAGAACCGCATCGGCAAGTTGGAGGAGCTGCTTCTCGCATTCGTAGAAACCGCAGGTGGTACGGAATACTGGCTCGAAACCGATACGACACCGACGACGATGCGCAACGAGGAAATAGAGCAGCATTTCATATACGCAAGAATCAAGTTTAACCGCATAACAGAATAGGATTATGGCAAAGAAAATCATCATGTCGTGGTCGAAGTGCAAAATCGAAGTCGGCAAGACCGGCGACGACGAGGCGATGGCCGCCACTCTGACCGATGTAGGGACGATCAACGACAAATCGACGACGCTTGCCACCGAGGACGGCGAAACGCTGACCGCAACGGCAACGGGCGGGATCGTGGTTGCCGAAGAGGAGGGCGAGCCGGTCGTTACCCTGACGACCCGCGTCAAGGAGATGGACTTCGACAAGGAAAAGATGTTCAACGGGGCAGAGGTCTCGGAGGACGGCGACGAGCTGACCGTCAAGACCAACGTCGTATCGGACGACTTTTCCGTGAAGCTCACGCCCAAGAATATCGGTGCTATCGGCATCAAGATTCGTCGGTCGCATGTTTCGTTCCGACCGGGCAGCTCCGAGGAGGAAGGATCGTATGTCGATCTCACGTTCAAGGTGCTCGCCTGCTCCGACGGGGAGCTTTACAAGAAGTTCCGCGTCAAGGCCGCAGACTGGGCCGCGCAAGCAGGGGCATAACATCGCAAGATGCTGACAAGCGGAAAGACGCCCTTTGCGGTTGGAGGAGAAACCGCAATCCGGAGGGTTGGCAGAGTGGCTGAATGCACCTCACCGCTAACGAGGCAAGCCGTCAGGCTTCGGAGGTTCGAATCCTCCACCCTCCGCAATTTTATTCAGAATATGGAACAGACTACTATCGAAAGCCGCGTCGCATCGGCCATACTCGAAAGAAATGTAGGGAATATCGAGATTGAGGGTGTCACCTACGAAATAGCGCCGCCGTCTATCGCAACGCTCATCGTCGTTTCGGAGTTCATCGCCTCCCTCCCGATTGTGGAGAAAGTGGAGAAAACCGAGATCGTAAATTCCGTACTGCATCATGCGCGGTTTTTCCGGCCTCTCGGCGACATCGCGGCGACGCTTATCCTCGGAGCGAAGAGCCTCACCGAGGAGCGCGTCGTCGTGCAGGAGAAACGCTATTTGTTCGGTCTCATCAAGCGCAAGAGCAAGAAGAAAATCAAGATCGACAAACGGGCGGAACTCGCCAAAGCCATTTTAGAGAACGTCCGTCCGACGGTTCTGTTCAACGTCGTCGTACAACGGCTTCAAGACATGGAGATCAGCAGTTTTTTCGCCATTACCACTTCCCTGTCAGAGGCGAATATCCTCAAACCGACAAAGGAAGTGGTAAAAGGCTGAACGACAGCATTTGGGCTACCGTTCTCGGAATCGCAAGAACGCTCGGAGTAACAGAGAAATACGCTTTATACGACATCAGTTATGTAAACGCGATCATGTATAGCCGTGCAATGCCGATGCCCGGCGACAAAGGCGAGAACGGCAACGCGCCGCTTTACGATGGCAGTAAAGACGCGAATAACCCTGAAAATTTCACGGATTTCACAGATGACGAGGAGATTGTAAGAATATGAAAAACGACGACGGCGCATTAAGTTTCGGCACGGCGATAGATATGTCCGGCTTCGATGCCGGCATCGAGCAGATCGAGGGGAAAGTCGCTGGATTGACCTCCAATGTTGAAGTTGAGACTTCCAAAATCTCTCAACTGCTCGCCAACGTCCCGACCTTGAATATCGAAGTCGTCACAAATGCGTCGCAATCCCTTTCCACCATCGACACCGCATACGCCGAACTCGACCGAGTGATTGACACCAACCGCTCGTCCGTATTGGCGTTGGAGGAGCAATATCGGCAGCTCGGCTCCGAAATCTCGAATCTCGGACGGCAGGCCGCAACTCCCGCTATTCAGGCCGAATACGATGCCCTCAAACAGCAGCAGACGGCGATCAAGGAGAATATAGCGTTACGCAAGAAAATCGTTACCGAGGCCGAGAAAGTCGGCGACGAACTCTATCAGACCGAACAGCGGTTGAAGAAAGAGGCCGCGGCCGCCGAAAAGAGTGCCAACAGCCAAGTATCGCTCCGCACCCGATTGAGGCAATTACGGGAAGAACTCGTAATGATGGAGGCATCGGGACAGCGCGGCACGGCACAGTATCGCGCCTTGCAGGAAGAGGCGGGAAAACTCACCGACGCATGGGCCGACGCCACGGCGCAGGCAACGATCCTCGCCCATGACCAGCGCGGTATGCAGGGTCTTATTTCGGGACTTTCAGGTGTCGCAGGGGCTTTCTCCGTAGCACAGGGCACGATGTCGCTTTTCGCGGGCGAGAATGAGGATTTGCAAAAGATCATGGTCAAGGTGCAATCCCTCATGGCTATTACCATCGGATTGCAGCAGATACAGCAAACCCTCAATAAAGATTCGGCATTCACCCTCGTTACCTTGAATGGTCTCAAAGAGTGGTGGAACAAGCTCACGGGACAGAGTGCCGTCGAGCAGGCCGCCGAAACCGCCGCGACCGAGATCAATACCGCAGCACAGGTAGCCAATGCAACGGCGACGGCCGCCGATACTGCGGCGCAGACGGCCAATAATACAGCTACCGCAGGAGGGACGGCCGCACAAGTGGCGAATACCGCATCGACAACGGCACAGACTGCCGCGACGACCGCCGGAACCGTCGCTACAAAAGCCATGTCCGTAGCAATGAAAGGTCTGCGGGCCGCGCTCATTTCTACCGGCATCGGAGCATTGGTCGTTCTTTTGGGGTCGCTCGTGAATTGGCTGATGAAAGCGTTTGAGGCGTCATCGAAAGCCGATAAGAAATTCGAGGAGCAGCAAGAAATCCTCAAAGCAGGCAACGAAGCCTACATCAAGGCTTCTATGGAGATCGAGAACTACAAAAACAAACTCGAAAGCTTCAAGGGGACAAAAGCGCAGGAGAAAGAAGTTGTCAAAGAGCTGAACTCCAAATACGGGGAGGCAATGGGTTACTATAAAACCCTTGCCGAATGGAAAACCGTCTTAAAGCAAAAGGGCGAGAAGTATTGCGAAATGCTCATGCTCGAAGCACAGGCGCAAGCTCTTTTGACAAAAACGACCGAAGCATATATCAAGCTCCAAGAGGTCAGAGCAAAGGCCGAAAACGGCGATTTCAACAAGTGGTGGCGTGGAAAGCGCGGAGATAATCGTGCAGCGCAAAAGGCCATAAATGAAGCGCAGGAAGAATACGAAAACTGGAAAAAACAATGGGGAGAGATACAGGAAAAAGCATCTCAGTTCAAAAAAGATAACGACCTCGATTTCCATATCGACCCGTCCAAAGACAAGTTCGACCCGAAAAAGGCGGCTCTCACGCAAAAGAAATCCATCGAGGAATGGAAGAAAGCGGTCAAGCAGTATATCAAGGATGCGCATAGCGAGATAGCCGACTATACGATTGAGGCGATGGCAGAGGGACAGTCCAAAGAACTCAATCAGATAGAACTCGATACCGTCCGCAAGCGTAATGCGTGGCGTCAGCAGTTGCGCCAACTCGCCAAGGTTAGGCAGGATGCCGAGAAGCAATATTACATGTCGCAGAAAGGCGCGACGGAGGTCAAATGGGCCAATTCCAAGCGCGGCAAGATGACTATCGACGATTACGTCAAGGAGTTACTCCAAGACCCTAAAATCGCCGAGGAGTTCAATCGCGTATTAACGGCCATCACAGAGCAGGGAGAGCGGGAAAAGGCCGAAATCCGCAGGAAATACACCGACGCGCTGATTGACGAATACGGCACGGTCGAGCAGAGGATCGAGAAACTCAATCGGGAGTGGGCGAAGAAACTATCCACTATGCCGACCGAATACCTGCACAACGCGATTAAGCAGATGAACGCCGAGTTTGCCGCATTGGAATCTGCGGATTTCAAAAAGTCGATCAACTGGGAGAGCGTATTCGGCGACCTCGGAAAACAGTCGTTATCGACCTTGCAATACAACCTCGACAAGATCAAGGCTTATTTCGCCTCGAACAAGGATTCGATGGGCGCAACCGAGATCAAGGACTATCAAGAAGCGATTACCAAGATGGAGGAGGAAATCGCCTCTCGAAACCCCTTTGTCGCCCTGCACAAGTCGATCAAGGACATAGGCAACGCCAAAACGGAGTTCGTCGCCGCATTGCAGGCATGGCACGACGCGCAGGATGGGATCACGACCGCGCAGCGGGAATACAACGAAGCTCTCGCCGTCGAGCAGGCCCTCCGCGAGCAGATTGATTTGGGTACTCTCACGGAGGACAGCGATAAGTACCGCGAAGCCGAAGAAAACCTGAAATTGGCGAAATTCCGCGTTGCCGAAGCGACGGAGCGCAACTCGCAGGCTGAACAGCGGGCATTATCCGCACGTAATAATATCACCGTTTCCTACAAGAATTTCGCAACGCAACTGCGGGCTGTCGGAGGCGTGATTTCCGGGATCGGCGGCCAAGCGCAGAACCTCGCGGCGATATTCTCCGATGATGTCGCAAATGGTATCGGCAAGGCCCTCGATACTATTGACGCGGTATTGGATGCCGCATCGACTGTCATGGATGCCATCGGAGATGTCGGCAAAGGCGTCGCCGAGGGCGTAGAAGCTACCGTTGATGCAACGGCACAGGGTGCAACGGCCGCAGCAGCAGCCGGAGCCGCCTCTATATCAACCATCGAGAAAGCATCGGTTATCCTCGCCGTTATTTCGGCGGCTTTGCAGGTCGCTACGGCCATCGCCAACCTCTTCAACGATGACGATTCCAAGCAGAAAGAAATCGAGAACCTGCAACGCCGCATCGACCAACTGCAATGGGAACTCGACAATGCCGATACCGTCCGCTTGCAGAATAATGTCGGGGATGCCGTGCAGAAATTGAGGGACATCTACGCCGAAACCACGCAGGAGGTATTGCGTCTGCATCTCACATCACAGCAGTACGGCAACTCATGGACACGGATGATCGCCCGGATGCGCTACGATAGCGAGGTATATGAGAAATCCATCGAGAAGATTGCCGATGCGTATGCAAAGGTAGCCTATACCGCCGATAAAGCCCTCGGAGGGAAGAGATACGACGAAAGCCGCAAGCAGCTCGAAAACCTTGCAGAGCAGCAGATACTCATTCAGAAACAGATCAATGAGGAGCAAAGCAAGAAAAAGACCGATCACGGCAAGATCGAGGAGTGGCAGCGACAGATTCAGGAGATCGCCCAAGAGATGGCATCCATCATCAACGAGATGCTGGAAGACATCATCGGCTATACCGCCGCCGACCTTGCCTCGGAACTCGGAGATGCTTTCTTCGAAGCGGCCAAGCAGGGAGAGGATGCGATGGAGGCATGGCGCAAAAAGGTCAATGATATTGTCGCCGATGTTCTGCAAAGAATGCTCGTACAGAAGTATTTGGAAGAGCGTATCGGAGGCATTTTCGACAGATACAAAAAAGAATGGTTCGGCAATGACGGCTCGTTCAAAGGCATCGACGCCGTGATCGGTTCGATGAATGGATTTGCCGGAGAACTCAATCAGGTCGGAGAAGAGTTCAACGCGATCTATCAAGGTCTGTCCGATAGCCTTAAAAATTATTTCACGGGAGATGCCGAGCGCGAGGGAATGAGCAAGGGGATCGCCACCGCGTCGCAGGATAGCGTCGATGAGAACAACGCCCGCCTGACGACCATTCAGGGGCATACCTATACCCTCGTACAAGGCATGAATGACCTGAATCGCACGAGCAATGCCGTCCTCGACAAACTGACGGGCATTGAGAAGAATACCTCCGAGGCCAACGACAAGCTCGATAGGGTCGATAAGAATATCAAGGACATCAAAAACACGGTTGATGATATTGACCGGAAAGGATTAAAACTCCGCAGCTAAATGAAAGAACTCATCAGACGAATACAGAGGGAATGGAGGGCGGCCAAAGATGCCGCCCAAGCCCAATGCGCCGATAGCGGGCAGTATGAAATGGCCGCAAAACTCGAAGCCTGCGACATGTTCAAAGGCGACGAGACATTGGAAGAGTTGATCGGGCTGATGTTCTCCCCGCGAGGGGTCGAATTTATGACGGCCTACAACTTCCCCAACATCGCCACATTCAGACGATTCAAGAAGTACCACCCGGAGCGATACGGGGTATATATCGACAGTGGCGAAATCTCGCTTTTGGAGGCTCGGAAAGTCTTTTTGATAGGAGATACCACCGCCGAGCTGAAATACCGCGAAACCGCCGGAAATCGGCTATTCCTAATGTGCGGAGCAAAAGCCTCCGTCGCGGCATCGGGATATGCGGTCGTCAAGGTCGAAAAGGATAAGGATTCCGAGGTGAGTTACATCGTTCAGGACAACGCGAAAATCCTATGGTAGGCAAGCTGTTCATAGACGGACTGGATGCGTTCAGCGAATACGGCATCTTCGTAGAGCAGTACGGGTACAAGGCACTCGTACAGATGCCGTCATTCAAAAAACTGAATAGCACCGAATGGCCCGAATATGACGGCGAGGAAACAGATCTCTCTAATCCGATCCTCGACAGCAAGACATTCTCGATACCGTTTTGCATCACCGATATTTTGAGCGCGAGCGATCTGTTCGAGGTGCTTTCCGATGGGGCATATCATATCTTCGACTTCGCCGAACTCGGCAAGTCCTACAAACTGCGGCTTCTGACCAATCCCGCATTGTCCGCCAAAATCCAGCTCGGAAAAATCACGCTGAATTTCGCCGATGACTTTCCGCCCGTCTATCCGACCGATGAGACGGACATCGAGAGCCTGAACGAGTACAATACGCTGCTGAATCAAGCTCCCTATGCAACAGCCCCGACGGGCTTCAAGCAAAACGGCTACGAGATGGATGATGTCGATTTTTCCCGCTTCGGGGTCTATGTCCTCGACGGCACGGATCGGAATATTCAGAAAGCCCCGAATGTCCGCGAGAATCTGAAAATTGATGTAACCAATCGGCCCGGAGTGGACTATGACGGAGAATCGGTTTTCTACAAGGCGAAAGACGTTGCGATGAAGCTCTTTATCTATGCCGATAGCATCGCTCAATTTTGGGAACGCTGGTATGCGCTTTTCACCGCCCTGCTGAAACCCGAATTACGCAAATTATACAACGACAACGCTTTGGAGGAGTATAATTGCTACTACAAGAGCAATACGGTAACGCGATTCGATATTCGCCGCAACGGGCGGGTGTGGTGCGAGTTCACCGTAACCCTGACCTTTCCCGATTCGCGGCCCGACGGTAATTACTGCGTATTGGCGACCGAGGATAAGGATGTCGTGATAACCGAGCCGGAAGAGGGCCTCATCGTATTTAGAATTTAACTCTACAAGGATATGATAAAGAAGAAAATATCGGAACTCCCCGAATGCACCTCATTCAAAGGGCTGTGGACTATCGGCGTCGATATATTCAACAAGAGCGTCAAGGTGTCGCTCGAATATATCCAGTCGGTCGTCGAGGGGATGAAGTCGGCGACGAAAAATGCGACCGATGCCACCAGCGCGGCAAACTCCGCAGCGCAGACGGCCGATAATGCCGCGCAAAGGGCGCAGGCTGCTACGACCGCCGCCAATACCGCGACGACGAATGCCAATAATGCCACCGCCGCCGCGATTGAGGCGAAAGAGGATTGCGAGGAGGTGATCGCCGCCGCTGCGGAATTGGAGCCGCTGAACCTCGTACCTACGGCGATGACGGTAGAATACCCCTCGCGCCTGCTGGTCGGCAATATGGCGGAGAATTTCATCCGCGCGACGCTCGCTCCGGCAAGTGTTAAGCCGAATGTGCTGTTCCTCGGCGATGACAAAGCCGTATCGGTAACTCCCGACGGGCGTATCACGATCCTCGCCGCCGGGATTAGCATCATCCATGTCATCCCGACCTGTAACGTAGCCCTCTACAAGACGATTCAGATCAAAGTTTCGGAGCCTACGGTCAGATTGGTAACGCTCTCGTCGATCCGCCTCACGGCAAACGGTAATTTCAGGTTCAATTAAAACAACATCAAACTATGGGAAGACAAGGTTACATCAGCGAATTTATGAACGGCGGGCGCATCCTCTCGCATGGCAAGATCGAAAGCCTCGCAAATGGGTTCAGCCTGCCGAATGACGCACTGTTCTCGCTCTACATCAGGCCCAAATACAGCAGTTCCAGCGTGGATGCCGTATTGAGCGTAAAATGCTATCAGGACGACGAGTTTTCCGACGCCCCGGTAGTTCTCAACGACTGGTCGCCGATGGCGATAAAAGCGATTGCGCCGAATGCGGATTTTCTCAACACTCACGACCTCTATTGGGGTGCTGGAACTTACGTCGAAAAGGTATGATCGCATCGGTATTCATATCCCTATCGCGGCGGTTGCGCCAATGGGCGGCATCCCGTAAGCAGAAGAAAATGCGACTGAATACCGCATCGTCGGTGATGTTCATCGCAACGAAAGGTAAAACGGTTTTCAAATTCTTAAACAACAAATAGTTATGACAGCAGCACAAGAAGCTATCCTCGAACAGATCATCGAGGCTTTTCAGAACGGCAAGCGTTTGAGCGACTTGCCCGACGTATCGGGGACTAACCCGTTCAATCTCATCTGCGAGGTATTGGAGGACGGCGAGAGCAAAAAGGCCGCGCTCGCAACGCTCCTGCCTTACATGGAGGAGGAATGCAGCTACGGCATCGAGTTCGACACCGCTGTATCCTCGCCTGCCTGCACCCGTATCGGCAATCTCTCCCTGCACAAGAGCCTGCCGATCCACAACCGGATGAAAGGCTGCCTGCTCAACGACGACGGCGAGGTCGTGGAATATCTCAATCCGGCAAATTGGACGGGACAGACGCGCGACGGCTCGCGGGGTCAGGTCATGGTCGAACTTCCCATGCACTACCGCAAATTCGAGACTGACGGCACGAAGCGGCGGGTACGCATCAGCGAGTACCCTCTCCCCGGCTATCGTCTCGTCCCAGGGAATAGATACGTTTCGGCGTATCAGGCTACCATACAGCGCAGCACGACGACCCTCTGCTCGGTCGTGAATATGGATGCCGACTACCGAGGCGGCAACAACAATACGGCGTATGACGGAACCTATCGCACGTTCCTCGGACGCCCGGCGACGGGTATCTCCCGTACCAATTTCCGCAATTACGCCCGCAAACGCAAGTCCGGTTCGACGGAATGGAACTGCATGACCTACGACATCCAAAAAGAACTGTATTGGCTCTTCGCCATCGAATATGCCACGCTCAACTCGCAGGCGGCATTCAATGCGGAAAAGGACAGCAACGGTTATGCGCAGGGCGGCCTCGGAGCAGGTGTAACAAACATGTCCGATTGGAGCGGATTCAACGGCTATTATCCGTTCGTGCCGTGCGGCCATACCGACGAACTCGGAAACGGCACGGGCGAGGTAGCATACCCCGTCATCAATGAGGACGGATCGACCCGATGCACGGTCATGGTTCCGCGCTATCGGGGTGTCGAGAATCCTTTCGGTCATGTTTGGCAATGGACGGACGGCATCAACATCCGGATCAGCCCGACCGAGGAGAATGGCGGCGACGGGTTGAGCAAGGTATTCGTCTGCACCGATCCGGCCAAATTCTCGGATAGCGGTTACGACGGCTACGCCCATGTAGGCAACGAGGCCCGCGCAGAGGGATATGTCAAAGAGGTGATTTTCGGCGAGGGAGGAGAGATCATGCCCTCCGTCGTAGGAGGCGGTTCTTCGACCTATTTCTGCGACTACCACTATACCAACATCCCGACGGCCGAAGCATTGCGCGGTGTCCTGTTCGGCGGTGCTGCGTCTTACGGCGCGCTTGCCGGTTTTGCGTATGCGTATTCGTATTCCTCGCCCTCGTCTGCGTTTGCGTTTGTCGGGTCTCGCCTTTGCTTTATCCCCGCATAACGGATAACGCCACAGAAAACACGCTCGGCCAATAATTAAACGATACGACAATGGAGAATAACCATAATCCGATGGAAGATGACGGTTCGCTGGATTTCCTGAAAATCCCCGCCGACGAAACCAACAAGCATTTTAACTGCCCCGAAACAACGCAGCAGAAGTTGATTAACCTCACCTTTTGGGTCTGCGACTACATCGAAGGAGTGAAAACGAAGTTCGGATCAGATCGGACGCTCGTCAAGATCAAGATGAATCGGGACGACCCCGACCGCGACGCACGCAAGTTCTTCACCAATTCGCGGGAAATCAAATATGTCCTCGCCAAGATTCGGGAGATGGACAAATTCCCGCGACGGGTAACGATGCGGGCATCTGGAACGCGGTACTACTTGGAGTAATGGATGTATAAAGGTTGGTTGCTCTTGCGGTGTCCTGTTCAGCGGTAATGCGAATAACAGCGCGAATGCCGGTTTTGCGTATGCGAATTCGAATAACACGCCCTCGAATACGAATGCGAATGTCAGGTCTCGCCAATGATTTTCAGAAAGGTAAAAACATAAATTTTGAGAGCAACGACCCTGCCTCTCGGCAAAAAATATCACCTCAAAAAGGAGTTAGTAGGCGGTTTCGGGCCTCCCGAACTGCCGAACGCCCCGAATATGAAAAGCAAAGCGTCGAAATGAAGCGCATAGGAAACTTATACGAAAAGATCATATCGCTGGATAACCTCCGCCTCGCCGATGAAAAGGCAAGGCGCGGGAAACTCCGCTCGTATGGCGTCTTACTTCACGACAAGAACCGTGAAGCGAATATCCTTGCCCTGCATGAAACGCTGAAAAATCGTACATTCAAAAACTCCGAATACAGCACGTTCACGATCTATGAGCCGAAAGAGAGGATCATATTTCGATTGCCGTATTACCCCGACCGCATTCTGCATCATGCGATCATGAATATCCTCGAACCGATATGGGTTTCGGTCTTCACGAAAGACACGTATAGCTGCATCAAGGGGCGCGGCATTCATGGAGCGATGCGGAATGTCAAGAGGGCTATCAAAGACCGGGAAAACGCCCGATATTGCCTCAAAATCGACATCCGGAAGTTCTACCCGTCGATAGACCACGACGTATTGAAAGCCATCATCCGCCGCAAAATCAAATGCAAGGATACGCTCGCCCTGCTCGATACGATCATCGACAGCACCGACGGCGTGCCTATCGGCAACTATTTGAGCCAATACTTCGCAAACCTGATGCTTGCCTACTTCGACCATTGGATCAAGGAGGAGAAGCGGGTGCGGTACTATTTCCGATATGCCGATGACATGGTATTTCTCGCCTCCACGAAAGAGGAACTGCACATCCTGCTGGCCGACATCAAGAAGTATCTCGCGGCCTTGAAACTGACGCTGAAAGGCAACGAGCAGATATTTCCGATTGCCGAGAACCGGGCGGACAAGCACGGGCGCGGCCTCGATTTCGTCGGGTTCGTGTTCTACCACAACCAAACGCTCATGCGCAAATCCATCAAGCAGAATTTCTGCCGCATGGCCGCGCGTCTGAATAAGAAACTCAATATCAGCGCAAGGGACTACAAGCAGCGATTATGCAGTTGGTACGGATGGGCGAAAGTCTCCAACTCAAAACATTTACTCAAAACCATCATTAAATCACAATTCTATGACACGTTCGTATTACGATGCAAGGCCGTCTAAATTCGAGGCCGTAGGCAACGGCAGCTACATCTACCGTTGGGATATTCAGGAAGAGGCCGCACCGCAGCAGATCATGGCAGAGGGCGAAGATCAGCCCGCCGCCGAAAGTTCGCGCACGCAGTATTCCTGCTATGAGGTAATCGTATGGGCTTCCGTATCGATCAACAAGATCACGGAGGCCGTCATCCGCTCGATGTGGGACGCCAACTACGAGCAGAAGCTCATCAACGAGTACAACGCCGCCAATCTCGGCGTATATGGCGGCTCCAAGTCGAGCGACGAGGCAAAGGCGAAGATCGCCTCGTACAAGGACTTTCTCGCAGCGAGAGCCGCGTTGAAAGCCCAAATCGACGCAGACTGCGCCGAGCTGAACATCGAATAAAATCAGATCATGCTGACCCTGCATTTCAACAACACGACATTGGACGTACAGGAGAGCGATAGCAGCTACCGCTATCGCTCCCTCATGTCCAAGCCGCAACTCGTCCTGAAATTCTCCCTATCGGAATTTGTCGAAATTCCCGTCGGGGCATGGTGCGAGTATCAAGGCGTGAAATACAAACTCGGATCGCCGGAAAACATCAAGAAGAACGGAACCCGCAATATCGAATACACTCTTACCCTCGGAACATTGGAGGACAACATGAGCCTGTATAAGATGCGTAATCCCGTCGATAAACGCCTCAAATGGTCGATGTGCGCCAAGCCCCACGAACTCGTCGAAGCTATCGTCTGGAATCTCAACCAGCGCGACGGAGCCGGAGTTTGGAAAGTCGGCGAATGCCTCGATGCGGCGGAGCAGACGGTCGAGTTCAACCACACCTACGTCGATGCTGCATTGCAGGATGTCGCAAACAAATTCGAGACCGAGTGGGAAATCAACGACTATACGATTTCATTGCATAAAGTCGAGTATTTCAAGGATGATCCCCTGCCGCTCGCATACGGCAAGGGTAACGGCTTCGAGCCGGGTGTCGGGCGCACCACGCAGAGCGATGAATTGCCGATCAAACGGCTCTATGTTCAGGGCGGAGATCGTAATATCGACCGCTCAAAATACGGCTCAGCGGAATTGTTGTTGCCGAAGTCGCAGACGCTCGTTTATGAGGGCCGCATCTATCAATCCGACGCAGAGGGATATTCCATCGAGCGCATCGACAAAGTTTCCGATGCAGTCAAGGAGGACAGCCTCGATTGCTCCGAGATATACCCCTCGCGCGTGGGAACAGTATCGGCGGTCGAGTGCATCGACGCAGGAAAGAATTTCTACGACATCATCGACAATTCCATCCCCGCAGAGCTGAATTTCAACGATTATGTCATCGAGGGCGAGACGGCGACGATCATCTTCCAAAAGGGGATGCTCGCGGGCGACGACAAGCAGTTCGAGTTCAAATACAATCACTCGGAACGCCGCTTTGAACTCGTGCCGCAGGAAATCGACGGGGTTACGATGCCGAACGAAACATTCAGTCCCGCCGTCGGCGACACCTACGCCATTTTCGGTATCATGCTGCCGGATTCCTATATCTGTAACAATACGGATAAGACTGGGGCATCATGGGATATGTTCCGCGAAGCGGCCCGCAAGCTCTATGAGAACGAAGACCCGAAATTCACCTTTACCGGCACTCTGCAAGGACTATGGGCGAAAAAGAATTGGCTCCGTGTCGGCGGGCGGCTGAAAGTCGGCGGATATGTTCTGTTCACCGATGAGCAGTTCGCCCCCGACGGCATTCCGATCCGCATCACGGGTATCAAGGAATTTCTCACCTCGCCGTATGCTCCCGTCCTCGAAATCTCAAACTCGGTTTCGGGCAAGAGCGTATCTTCACAGCTTCGGGAGATCGGGCAAAATGAGGTGGCGACAGATAACAGCATCCGCAACGCCGTAAGCTATACCAAGCGTCGGTTCCGCGATGTCAGGGAAACAATGGCGATGTTGGAGGATTCGATGCTCGACAACTTCACGAACTCCATCAATCCGCTGACCGTGCAGACGATGATGATGCTCGTCGGGGATGAGAGCCTGCAATTCCGGTTCGTCGCCAGCAAGACCGACCTCACAGCGGTAGGCGACGGTATCACCTACGACAACACGGCGAAGCAGTTGCATATCCCGCACGGATTCATCCAGCACATGACGCTCGGCATCGGCACGATCTCGTCCTCTCATGCCGATTCGGAGTACAAGGTTTGGGAGATGAACGAATACCTTTCGCCGTACCTCGACAACGGAGCAAAGAAATATTATCTCTATGCCAAAGTCAGCCGCACGGACACCACCGTAAAGGGCGATTTTCTCCTATCTGACAGGGCGATCAAGATGACCGATGTCGCAGGGTATTATCATCTGCTGGTCGGCATTCTGAACAGCGAATACGACGGCGAACGAAGCTATGTTTCGCTCTACGGGTTCTCGGAGATTCTGCCCGGTCGGATTACGACGGATAAGATCGTATCGTCCGACGGCAAAACATATTTCGACCTGCTGCTGGGAGAAATCGGAGGCAATATCAAATTCATCGCCTCGGATGGAAGCCTGAAAGATGTTGCCGACCTCGAACGGACAGATTTGGATTATCTCAAAGAGGCTTTCAAAGATGCAACGACCGAAATAGACGGAGGTGTTGCCCTTTCGGGATTCGTGGGAGTGAGAGACGCATTGAAAAACGTAATAGCGGCTCTTTGCGGTTATAATCCGACCTCCGAGGATGACTACCCGTTGATATTCGCAGGAGCACAGCAAGGGAATGTAGAGTATTACGGATGGACAAGCAATAGCTATACCCATATCTACACCCAAAGCGCGACGCCGAGCAATGGGGATAATTGTTTCGACAATAAAGGCTCTGTCGTAGGAACTGTAACGAATATCGTAGGGGCGCAAATTTTCGCATTATCCACAACGGGCGAAACCTATCAACGCAATACCGGAATCGACTTTACCGCGAAAACGCCCTCTGCAATGGAGGGCAACCGAGCCAAGTTCCGAGTATATAAGGACGGACGATGCGTTTCCAATTACTTTGAAACGAGCGGGTCATACAAGACGATATACGTGCCGACATATTGTCCGCCATTGGTCTTTACAACCGTTTTGGAGGTTTCGGAAAATTGCTACATGGACTTGACCGCCGGAGCGCAATTCGGTGTTTTGATGGAGACGAATGACGACTATGACGGCTATAACTGCTCGCTGTATAATTCCAGCAGATACCCTTGCATGGTGGTTAAAGGGACGAAAAGCTCCTATACGCAAGTCGGGGCATTGTCCCCCGGCGAAATGATGGATTTTGTCAATATCAAAGGAGGATGGGTATTAAAGAATTTCACCAGATATTCAACGAAAGAGTAAAATTATTTTCGCCCATATAGTACCTATTAGGTATTATTCACTACTTTTGTCATAAATCTAAACCTATTATGGAACAGAAAATCGAAAAGGGAATCGGGTGGCTCGAAAAGCTGCTCAAAATGGAGGAAAAATACGGGTTCTTCCGCTTTCTGCGAGTGCTTTTGCTTTTACTCCTCACGGGGTTTGTCATCCTTACTATCACCAATCCGCACTATGTGCTGGATAAAGTCGAATCAATCCAAGCAGAGCAACATGATGAATCGGTAGCCAAGCGCATTCAGGTAGATGCGGATATTCGTCTGATGCTGCGCAAACTCTTATATGCGCTCGATGCCGACCGTACATGGCTCATAGAGCTGCATAATGGGAGCAAAAACCTATCATCAGGATTACCGTTCCTATACGGCGATATGCGAATCGAAGAGGTCGCTGACGGCATCAATAACGTCGATGATGAATATACTGATTTTCAGCTATCGAAATACCCTTTTATCGGGAAAGTCTTTGACGACGGATTTTATTGGGGAGCTATCGAAACGATCAAGGAGATCGACGAACGAATGTATTTCAAGTTCAAGTCGAATAACGTGAACGAGGTCGCCATTCTCGCCCTATATGCAGGAGAAAAGCCGCTCGGAGCAATCGGCATATCATTTTGCGGACAAAAACAGATGGACGCCTCCGCTGTCGGCAAGGCTATTCGCAAGTGCGGTATTCAGGTAGCAACCCTATTATCCAACTAACATCACAACATCATGGAAACTATCAAAAATATTCTGACCGCCATCTTGAAATGGCTGGGGAGTATTCCATCCGACAAACTCCTGCACCTCATTGCAGGTGCGGTAATCGCAGCCTTTTTCGCCCTTGTCATTCCCTATACGGCTGAAATATGCGTCTTATTCGCCGCCATCGCAGGGGTGGCAAAAGAGGCTTTCGACCAATACCGCTACAAAGGATGGGATTGGCTTGACTTGGCCTATACAATGGCCGGAGGTTTCATCATTCAAATTTTCGCGTGGCTATGAAACTACTTTTGAAACGCATCGCATTGAAGCCGACCTATACCATCGGCTGGCTCTACATCGACGGGCAAAAGGTCTGCGACACCATCGAAGATGCCGTGCGAGACCTGAACAAAAACGGGCGGTTCGACAATGGCGAAAAGAAAGTGTATGCCGCAACCGCTATCCCCTACGGGACATACGACATCACGCTGAAAGTCCAATCCCCGAAGTATAAGGATCGGGCGCAGTACAAATTCTGCGACGGCTACCTGCCTCGGCTGCTCAATGTGCCGGAGTTCGACGGCATCCTGATCCATATCGGCAATACCGCCGAGGATAGCGCGGGGTGCATATTGGTCGGCGAAAACAAGGAGGTCGGCAAGGTGCTGAACTCGACGGCGACATTCCGACGGGTCTATGACATGCTCAAAACGGCCTCCGACCGGGGCGAACCAATCCAAATCGAAATCGTATGAGAACGCTGATTTTGTGCCTTATCATCGGTTTGCTGTCGGCCTGCTGCCCGTGCAAACATCTGACGACCTCGACCGGGACGCGGGACAGCCTGCATGTCGAGATCAGGCATCGCACAATATGGATTCCCGACACGGTACGGGTGCAACTGCCGGCCGAGCGAACCGAGCAGACCGTCCGCCAAGATTCGAGCCACCTCGAAACCTCGGCAGCGGTATCGGACGCAAGGATCAACCCCGACGGGTCGCTATCCCACTCGCTCGAAAACAAGACGGACGATCGGGAAATACCGACGCAGCGGCCGATAGAATATCGGGACAGCATCGTTTATCGGGATCGGGAGGTCGAGGTTGAAAAGATCGTCGAGGTAGAGCGCAAATTGACATGGTGGCAACAGACGCAAATACGCGGTTTTTGGGTGACAATTATCATCATTCTCGTACTGCTCCGTAAAAAGATTTTTCCCTTGATTCGGAGGTTTATTTGAGGGCGCAAAGGCGAACAATACAGCCGATTATAATAATAGCTCCAAATTTCAGAAACTTTTTGTACCTTTGAAAAAGTTTTGATATTATAGCGTTTGCTATTGTTTTTAAGGTTTAGGAAATCGCCAATTTCACAACGGACTTAAAAAACAATGGTAAATGCCTGCGTTATGCGTGGGCATTTCCTTGTTAGTCCGTAGGTGTTTGGCGATACCTCTAAACCGACAGGAACGCCCACGCTTTTCTGTGTGCATATCCGGAAACAGCAGCGAATGTTTGATTTACGGATAGCATGAGCGAAAAGAAACCAACAAGGCAGGCGGAGATCGTATTTGCCGCCATGAAAGCAATCGAGGCCAACGGCGGCGAAATGAGGATTTCGGATATATACGAAACCCTCGCATCATCGTTCCCGCTGACCGATTATGAGAAAGAGGAAACCAAGAGCGGTGTCATCCGCTGGAAAGCGTATCTCAACTTCTATTCGATAGAGGTAGGCAAGGTCGGGTATCTCGTCAAAAAGAGCGGGATTTGGCATCTGACGGAAGAGGGTGCGAAAGCTCTTGCCGCCGGAGCCGGAGAGTTCTTCGCCGATTTTCACGGCAAGTTTTCCAAGATACAGAAAGAGCACGCGGTATCGGTCATCGAGGAGAATGCGGATCAGCCCGATGATTTGGATATGTTGCAAGGTCAGGCATCGAAAGGCATTCGGGAGTATATCATCAAAAAGAACCCCTACGAGTTTCAGGATTTGGTCGCCGCCCTGTTGCGGGCAATGGGTTACTACACGCCGTTCATCGCCCCGAAAGGCAAGGATGGCGGCGTCGATATTATCGCCTACCGAGACCCGCTCGGCACGACCGCCCCGCAGTTGAAAGTACAGGTCAAGCATTATCCGACCTCTGCAATCTCCATCGATGTCGTCCGTAGTCTGCTGGGGGTTCTCGTCAAGGAGGGCGAAGTCGGCCTGCTGGTTACATCGGGGACATTCACCAGCGAATCCAAGAAAGAGGCCCGCAACGGGCATCGCTGCCTACGCCTGATCGACATCGACGAGTTCATCGACCTATGGATTCGCTACTACGACCGCATGAGCGAGGAGGACAAAGCACTGCTCCCGATTATTCCTGTCTATTTCCTGAAAGCATAAAACCATCATATTATGAGAAAACTCTTATCTATCCTATTCCTATCCCTTTGCGTCGCAACTTGCTCCAAAGACGACGCCCCACAGCCGGAGATGAACGAAACAGTCAAACAGATTTGGCAGACCCTCAATGGAACCTATATCGGATTCCACGAGGATAAATTATCCTCTGCCGCCTCCTACACGGAAACCATCGCCTTTCAGCCCTATTCCGAGCCGAAAGAGATCAAGCCGACGGTAATCCTTTTCCCTGATTTCACGGCATACGGAACCGCCGTAATAACCGACACCCGATTTGAAGCGATCAGCGGCTCATCGACCTGCTATTACTCAATAGACGTAAAATATGAGGGGGCAACCCCGACGATCTCATTCTTTGAATACGGAACGGATGGCGAAGTAGTGAACCGCGAAGATAAGCGCAATATCAAGGTCATCGACGCCTCCTCTTTCAAAATGTGGGATTATGGCTTGACCGAGGCAGAGAATGCGATAATCTACGCCAAGCAATAGAAATCCAAATAAATCACTATCTTTGCGGTACTGATAACCCCGTATCAGTTGCGTTGAATACCCCTCTCGACAGACCGATAGATCGGGCGTTGAGAGGGTTTTTCATTCAATTCTGTTACCCGTCTGTTACTCGGACGTCGAAGTGTCGTTCATTGGTTGCGAATAAGCCAATATGTAATAGTGAGTTACAACCTATTTTAGAAAGAAGCCATAGATTTTGCATCGGCAAATAATTTGCCTAAGTATCACATATCAAACAAGTAAATCTAACATATCACAAATATCAAACTTTCAACTACATTTTTTAATTAAACTACTTGAGTTCAACTTATAAATGCAACTTTTTGGGTGCGGATAATAAGCAATAAAAACATTTATTTTTCAGAGAGGA